ACTTCCGTGCCGCACGGAATGCTTTATGGTTAGGCATTACATTGCCCGTCCCTTGAAGAAGTCCGTGTCTTTATACTCATCTGCAAGTGTTACGTAAGCCACAGTCTTTGGGTTCTTTGCTTGTGACGCTACAGCAGGACGTTCCTGTAGTCCCGGCCAGCATGAGAACTTGTAACGGCAGAAGCCACACTCAGTGCCAAGTATAGTGTTGCCCGTAGGCTTACCACGGAATGTCTCAGGGATAGCATCAAAGCAACGCTCAAACCTGTTCTCTTCTATAGTGTCTGCTGTATCTTTAATCTTACTAACTTCTGCATCGACATCAAGACCTGTAGCTGGCACGTACTTGAACTCACCATTGGCTTTGTTCACTACCCACCATCCACCTGCACGTTTGCCTGACGCTTTGGCATAGCCAGCAAGTTGTGCTACATACCCGAAAGCATCACCCTGTCTAAGAGTGTCGAAGGACTCAAACTTGTTAGTATACGACCAATTAGATGCTGACTTGATATCATCAACAGCACCATCAATAACAATATCATAGGTGCCAGTGATGGATGTATCGTCGTCAAGCTGTAGAGTAACCTTTTCGTCTTCTTCATATTGTACTCCTGCCTCCTTGAGTAGTCCCTTAAAGACAGCCTCAACGATGTCTCCAAGCATCATGTTCATTACGAATGTTGTTGGAAAGGGTAACGCCTTCTCTGGTTCATTCTTTTCAAACCAAAGCTGACAAGTTGGCCTACCTACGTTTGACATACGCAGACCAAACTCGTCACGCTTGTTACCCCCACCAAACTGGCGTTGAAGTGCATTCATTACATCTTGACCTACCTGTTTAATGGTATCCTCTGACATAGTGGACTTACCATTAGTAGCATTCTCCATGTACTGATGCACAGCCAGTTCAGCAGGGTGATTCATTACGCTACCTCTTCAACTTCGATATCAACTAAGTCATCGACTACGTCAATATCGTCTTCTTCCATCTTCTCGTTAGCCTTTTCAGTCCAAGCATTGAGAATGTAGGTATTGTAGTTCTCAATCCAAGAAAGAAAGTCACTGAAGGTGTTATGCTCCGTCTCTTCAATGCTCAGTGTATTGTTGAGGTTAAGTGCAACTGTAGGAAGATAAAAACTGTTACCGTTTGGCAATTCACGTTGCATAGTATTGAGAACAATATCATGCTGTACAGGCAGACGTTGCATCTTCGCTAACTTAGTAAAGACACCGCCTATCTCCTTGAATGCATCACGATTGTCAATCTCCCAGATAAATGGATGAACATCCACTTCTACGGAGTCACCTTTTGGTGTAACAGCGTTGATAAGTTCAATCGTCCCAAATACCGCGCGTACCCGCTTAATCTGACGAATTAAGTCCTGCATGGTTTGCGGAAGGGCTTTGAAGTCCTCAATGTACCCAGCCGGTTTACCACAGTTAAACCCTCCGTCATTATCTTTCAGGTCCATGTTCAGGTTATCAGCCATTACAGTCTTAACGTAACGGTTAGGGATATCCCCCATACCTTTGATGAAACGCTTATACATAAAGCGTTGCATATAGGGACGAATTATTGCAGACTCCCCGTAGTAAGTGGGTCCATCTGGAACTTCCAGACGGAATGTGCCAGCCTTTACCAGCACTTTGTCTGAGCCAATAATGGGAGAATGGTTGATGCGCAGACGCGGAAGGCTGCTGCTCTTCTTGTCAGAAACATCTGCCGACATGCCCATAGCCTTCGCCATCATGGCATAGTTGTTAGTATCAATGGTGGTCAATTCCATATTTTATACTCCTTCCTTTGAGTTTTAAAACCATAGTTATATCATGACACATCGTGTGTGTCAAGCCAGTTGGGGCCGATTTTTGCTTCAAGAAGAAGCGGTACATTGAATACTAACCCCCAACGTATAGTAATCAAGTTAGGCAACTCTTCATTAGTCTGGTGTATTATGTTGATAACTCTCCTTTCTTCATCTGGATGAACGTCAATGACGATTGAATCATGCACAGTATTTACCACACATGAATGCATGCCGTCAAGTAGTTTATCAATGTGTAGTAGGGCCAGCGGCACTATGTCTGCCGTAGCAAACGACTGCACAGGATAGTTCTTTATCTGTGTAAAGTGTGACACTCTACCGCTGGACTTACGTACAACATTAGGAAAAGAAAACTCTCTTCCAGAAGGTGTAATAATCCTGCCTGTGTTTATAGCTTCTTTAGCCAGTCGGGAGTGCCAATCGGCCACGCCTTGATATTTCTGCGTGAAGTGCGTGTAGTATTCTGCTTCCGCTGGCGTTCTTCCAAAGCCAGTCGCTCCATATAACGGCGCGAATGTATGCGCTTTCGCATCCTGTCGGCTCGTAGGCTGACCAGCATCGGTAATAACTTTAGAGGTGTATGAGTGTACATCAAATCCAGTAGACACTTCTTCAATTGCAACTCCATCTTGTGATAAGTATGCGGCAGTACGGAACTCTAACTGTGCAAAGTCAGCTTCCATAATCTTACCGTTATTAAACCGTGATACAAACACCTTCTTTACCGGGAATGTACCACCTCTTGGCATGTTCTGCATGTTGGGGTCTGCCCCAGAAAAACGACCAGTGGCCGTGCGATGCTGCAATAAACGGACATGCAGCTTGCCATCACTCTTTGTGTGAGTGCGAATGCCTTCAACAAATGATGACAGGTATGTTTCCACGGCAGACAGGCGTCGAACTTTTGACAAGAACTCCACAGCATCTGTCATATTTTTGACACGTGCTGCTTTCTCCAATGTCTCAAGGTTGCCTTTGCTCGTGCTAAAGCCATTAGCACTAAGCCACTTGGCTGACGGCGGCTTAAAACGTAACCCTGCCCGTGTAGATGTAGGCTTAAAGACATAGCCCTGTGCGTTGCAGTCTTTGCACTTGTGTGGACGACTGAATGGGCTACCATCTTTGCGTGTCTTGTAGGCTTGGCCTGTGCCTTTGCATGTGCTGCACTGCTCTGCTTTTGTTTTGTACAAAAGTTCTGTGCCATACTGCACTATATTATTAAAGTCGGGGCCGTCCATATATGGGTCAATGTTCTGACCCCATTCTGCCTTGTCAATAACCTTGCGACCATATACCACCCAGCCAAGCTGCTCTGGGCTGTTAAGATTGATAGGTGTATCCCCCATCAGTTTCTTAACATGGCTTTGCAAACTATTAATCAGGTCACTACGCTCCTGCTCAAACTCTGATTGCACAGTTTGTAGTGCAGACATGTCTACCTTGAAACCGCGCTGATAGATACGAGCAAGACACACAGCCACCTGATTGGTCAGGTCAACAGTACCACGTAAGCCACTGTCTTCCTTGCTATTTAGCTTGAGCATCTGCCTATCGGAAAGCTGCTGCGTAGCCTCAAGGTCAGCGATAAGGTACTCAGTCAGTTCGTTGTACGGAATGTCACGGGTGCTAACACCCTTGGCGAAATACTCCTTGAGAGTATCCTGCTTCTTGGTGTCCAGTTCGTAACGCTCCGCACATGCCTCAAGCGATAGCGGCTCCTTCTGCCCACGCTGCATTACATACTCTGCCAGCATCGTATCGTACACAGGGCCATCGTATTTGAACCCACTCTCCCACAGCCACAGCAAGTCGTGTGCTGCGTTGTGGCAGATAAGCACAGCGGCTTCATCCAGCATCATCTGCACACGCTCGTAGTAGTCGTCCTGATTGGGACGGTCAGCGTGGTCAAATGGAAACGTCAGGCACTGGCCTTGGTCTGTGAGCATACCCACCATGACCAGCGTATTATCTGGCTCAAATGGGTCAAGGTGCATCTTACCATCACGCTTGGTAACGGTGTTCTCTACGTCAAGTGTTAGCTTCATGCTGTATACCTCGCTGTCTTGTATTCAAGTTCGCAGTGTATACTTCCATGCCATCCTGTCAACTTATTCTTGACAACATTCAGATGACGCTGGGTATCCTCTTCATCCTGACCCTCAACAGGTGGGTTCTTAGCAATCAGAATCATCAGGTCAGCCTCTGCTGCCTTGCCTGTCCGACTGCCTTCCATCATGCTCTGATTGAGTAGTACCTTGCCCTCTGCCTCTGCAGATAGCTGGGACATATAGAAAATGGCACAGCCATACTCTTTGGCAATCATACGAGCATGAACAGCATTAGCCTTAAGTGCTTCATCAGTACGGGCAAAACCACCTGTCTTGGCAAACTTATCACCCATGTCCAGCAACACGATGTCAGGCTTGTACGACTTACATACAGATTCAACCCATGCCATATCACGGCCAGTAGCATCCTTAATCTTGATGCGTTCCTTAACAGGTGCATACAGGTCACGTGCCGCACTAGGATTGTTCTTTATCTCCTGCATGGTCATCCCGGTAGCCGCCGTAAGATATCGCGCACCCACCCGGTGGTATCCTTCTTCATTACACAGAACAATGCAGTTAGCCCCCTGTGCTGCAAATCCACCGGGAGCAGCAATCAGACTGGCATGGAAGGATGTCTTACCTGTGTTTGGCCGTGCGCCCACTTCAATCAGGTGACCATCGTTCACACCATCCACCTTGCGTGTTAGGCTGGATATATTGAAGGACCACCGTGCCTCAAGGTCAGCCTTGGACATCAGTGTGTCCATGTCGATGTCATCCCACTCAATATTAAGATTAGGTGTAAAATCATCTCCATACTGCTCAAGCAAATGCCGTAAAGGCTCAAGGCTACTCTTGCTACCGGACACGTAGTCTACACCAAGACTGGCTATGTCCTCGCCAATCACACGCTGAAATAGCTTGGACAAAACGTCCTGTGCAATGTCGGCACCCATAGGTGGCTCACGCTTTATCTTATCAAATAGGGCGTCAAACCCCTGTTTAGTGGCTGTAGTCATGGTTGGATTATCAGCCATGAACAATGCCTGTACTTCATCGGGTGTTATGTCACGTGAGTAACGCTCCATAGCCCGGTCAAGTGACTGTTTAATTTTACGAGAATCCCTGCTAAACAAGCGGTCAGGACAACGCGCACCACGGTGGTCATTGTAAAACTCCTTGTTCATCAAGGAACGTATCAGTGATAGTTCCATATTATTCTCCTACGTTGGTCAACTTGTCAAAGTCTTCTGGGTTTCGATATTTTAAATCGTCTGTCAGTTTCACTACGCGAACATCATCAACATATGACTGCAGTTCTCTGGCAAACTCAATTGATTTCATCAATGCATCGGGGTCAAGTGCAATGATTGCTGTTGAGAACTGTGTGAGATACCTTTTGTGTTCGTCAAGCAGTGATGTTCCCAACACAGCGACCCCAACGTAGTCATCACCACCTACAACGGCGGCACTCACACAGTCCTCAACAACGACAGCAGTTTTACCACAACCATGAACATATGGCAAGCTGCTTTTTCCATACCGCTTCCACTTTATGGGCGACTTGTCCAATGCACGACCTGTAGCATCCACTATCTGACCATCGTGCCTTATTGGAAACACGACACGACTGTCCTTGACATCATACATAAGACCTAATTCCTGTGCGTCAAGACCATAGAGTTCACTTGCCCACTCCAATACAGCCCACGGCGGGGTGACAATATACTCAGGTAAGTCAAATTGCACAGTCTTATCCTCACTCTCGTAACCAAGAAGCACCGTTTTGATGTCATCAATAGACATGCTAACTTGTTTTGCACCCTTGACATTGCAGGACGCACGGAAACAATTCCATTTTAGTGTACCCATTTCATTACTGACAGTGAATGTGCGTTGCCCACAAGATGGGCATTCAGTGCGAACTGTCGTTCCAACTGCTACGTCCATATCACTTATAATGTTATATATATTATTCATGTATATACACTTTCTTTGCGGCATTTGTAATGCTTGTACCACGCTTGTTTCGTTCAGTCAATGCATATTCTGCACTTGCCAGTGTATTTTTCATGTATGGCTTTACTGACTGTGGATTAGCATGTCCCGTTACCGACATGATTTGTGCAATACCGACACCAGCCTCAACCATCTCTGTAGTGCCTGTACGACGGAGGTCAGCTATTCGTAACTCTTCAGGAAGCCCAGCAAGGCCCATAACCTCTCTGGCGTACCTTGATAGCCTTTGCATAGTGAAAGGGCTGTATACGGCGTTCCTAGGGCGAGGATAGGGTGCTACATATTCTTGGAACCCAAAGTCCTCCTTCTGCTGCTCTAACATAGATGCCATAGCGTCACTAATAGGTAGATGAACTGTGGCACCCCGTTTGGACTGTTCCAAATTTAGAACGCAATTGTCCAAATCAACACAATCAAACTTTAGTGTACGCATATCGCCTATACGCTGACACCATTCATACGCCATCTGTGCAATCAAACCGACACTGCGATATTTATAATCAGAGTAGGCTGCATCCAGAAACGCAGTAATCTGTTCCTGTGTCCACACAACCTTACGCGGCTTGACCGTCTTACGCTTGAATGTACCAAACGGATTCATATTTGTATGACCCATTTCCATGCCAAAAGAATACAGCTTACGA